ATGGGTTTGTAAAAGACATACATGGTCCTGAAAAAGCGGAAGCATGGGCAGGGCAAAATGCTCACCATTACGCACCAAATAATGCCCAAGCCGCATGGTGGGTTGGGGAACGGGATTAATGTATGGACCCCGCACTTGCCACCATTATTGTTGCAATAATTACAACCTTTGGTTTTTCAATTAAAGAGTTTAAATCAATGAAGAAGACCAACTCTCTTGACCACGGTCAAGTGATGGCACGCTTAGATAAAGTTCAAGACAGCGTTAACCATGTCGCTGAAAGACTTGACGACCATGTTGATTGGCACCTGAAGAAGTAGGGTCTTAACATCGTGCATTAGTTCGTGATACGATGCACAGTGAGTTCTTGAATAGAACTCTGCATAGATATCCTAGGGAGTCAAAATGGCAGATAAGACCAGTAGGTCTTTGTATGACGATTTGATGGAACCTCGCTTGAACGCTAACCAAGTTCATTGCAAGTTGTCCGTCATCATGTCAGACATGGAAACAAAAGACATTGAGGCTCTTAATAGAGCAATTGCTTTAATCAAAGCAGACAGAGGACAAGGTCGTTCAAAGACTTACAGCGCTTCTTGGCTTACACAGAACTTGCGTAAGCATGGACACTCCGTAAGTATTAGTACAATTCAACGACATATAAACGGGCAGTGTCCTTGTGAGCAACTTGGCGAATGATCTAGACAAACCAGCAAACAACGCTAAGGCTCTTGGAAAACTTCTTGAGATTCTTGATCGTCAAAAAATTGACATCGATGAAATTGGTTCAGTAAAGCGTGTATCTCTTTACCAATCACTAACTAAAGACCAAGATGGTGAAGCACAAATTCACGACCTTGCGGCTATTCAGTTTTCACCTAAATGGGCAGAAGGTCCTGAATGGGATCCTGTTAACCAAGGTCCTGCTGTTAAATTGCCAACAAACAATGTAACTAAAACACCAAAGAAAACAGAGTGGAATACAGCAGTAGTACTACCTGACATGCAGATCGGTTATTTCCGTAATGCATCAGGTGAACTTGAAGGTATCCATGACGAAAAGGCTATTGACATTTGCGTTGCAATGATCAAAGATTTAAAGCCTGAAAAAGTAATCATGCATGGTGACAACTTAGACTTTGCTGAGTTTGGTAAATACCGACTTAGTCCTGCCTACGCACTAACAACACAGCAGTCAATTGACTATGCAACAATCCTTATGGCCCGTATCCGTGCTGCTGCTCCTGACGCTGAAATTGTTTGGCTTGCTGGAAACCATGAAGAGCGCCTTGTTAACTACACATTGGATAATGCAAAGGCTTCATTTGGTTTGAGGCGTGGGGACACTCCAGACAACTGGCCTGTACTTTCAGTTCCATTCCTTTGTCGTTTTAATGACTTCAATATTCAATATGTTCCTGGCTACCCTGCTGGTTACTACTGGATTAACCAGAAGTTGAAAGTTATCCACGGTACTCGTGTTAAGAGCAATGGCTCTACAGCACACATGTACTTGGCTAATGAAAAGACCTCAGTGCTCTATGGACACATCCATCGTCGTGAGTGGGCAGAAGTAACCCGTGAAGACTACGACGGTCGTAAGACCATCCTTGCGGCTTCTGCTGGTTGTCTTGCTCGTGTTGATGGTGCTGTACCATCTACTAAAGGTGGTATCGACCTTGACGGTCGCCCGATGACAATCACTGAGAACTGGCAACAGGGTCTCTGTGTAGTCAACTACAAAGATGGCGACGCTGAATTCAACCTTGAGATGATCCCCATTCGAGATGGTTGGGCGATGTACCACAACAAGGAATACACCGCCTAATGACAACTATTGTGGGTATCCAAGGTGACAACTATGCGGTACTTTGCACAGATAGTCGTATTGCCTCATTTGATGACTCAGGGTCGGCATATCAGGTAACTACCCTTGGGGCTGGAACATCCAAGATTGCCGCTAATGGTAAGTACATCATGGGCGCTGCTGGAGATGTTCGAGCAATCAACATCCTTCAGCATGTGTTTGTTCCACCAATACCACCTGCCAATACTCTTGGTAAGAAACTTGATCAGTTTATTACCCGTCAGTTCATACCTTCTCTTAGGTCTTGTTTTGACGAGCAGGGGTACTCCTCAGCAAAAGATGACAAAGAACATATTGCTGAACAAGGGTCAACCATCATCGTAGTTGTCCATGGGACTATCTATATTCTTGAGGGTGACTACTCTTGGACTAGCGATAGCAATGGTATTTATGCTGTAGGGACAGGTTCCTCTTACGCTTTGGGCGCTTTGCACACTCTTGCCGTAGGTAAACAATTGACACCACAACAGGCTAAAACCGTTGCAAATAAGGCAATTACCGTGGCTAGTAAGTTTGACCCATACACGGGAGCACCCTTCCAATCCTTTATGCAAGAACGAGATTCTAAAAAATAGTATCATTGAGTGTCACTTCTACTAGGAGCATTCATGGCTACAAAGAACCAACAGGTCGCAGACCAGACTCTCAAGGGTGCCGCTGTCGGCGCACTCTCTTATTTCCTTGCTAAGGCAAACATTGATCCAGGCGCACAGGCTGCAATCATGCCACTTGTTATTACAGGTCTTGCCTATGCAAGCACCCTCGTTGGTGATAAGGGCACGGCTAACTTCCTTGCCAAGGCTTCTGTAGAACTTCCTAAAGTTGTTGAAGAACTCACCGTTGAGGTAGCAAAGAAAAAAGCCCCTGCTAAGAAGGCGGCTCCTGCTAAGAAGGCGGCTCCTAAGGCTGGTGCCTGATGAGAGATTATTCTGCTGATTCAAATAAAATGTCTGATAAAGACATGGCAGATTTTAAATATAAATACCCAGGTGTTAATGTAGAACAAGTGGTGGCTGACACACTTGAATACGGCGGATCAACAATCTTTCCTTCTGGAAAGGCACCAACTTCTGGTACCTCTGTTTCTCTTCCTGGTCATGAAAACCGTGTCCCAGCAGATGACTTTGGTGTTACTGATGTAATGCGCTACATGCATACTCCAGAAAACCACGCAAAACTAACAGGTCGTCCTAACCGTGCTCTTGGTATGTGGGCAGATACTGATGAGTCAGGTAAACCACATATCTTTCAAGATGTTTCTCGCATATTTAAAGACACACCACGAAGCAACCGTCTAGCACGAACTTCTGCTGTTGGTGGAAACCAAATGGGTATTTACAATCTTGAAACATTCACTACTGAATATAACCCCACACATCCTGATGTCATAAAGCGGGCTGGTGGAAATGTTGAGTTAGATCCAGGTGAAGCAGAGCGTTACACTACTTCAGAGGCACCTGTTGGTACAGAAGTAGTTACTGGTGTTACAACAGAAACTCAAAAATTCTCCCGTGGTCGTGGTCGTAAAAAAGCAGTAGTTCCAGCGGGTCAAGGAACATTCATCTTTACTGGTGCTGGCAGTCAATTACAGCCTCCACCAACCACAAAAAAGTAGTAAGGTCTAACTCATGGCAATGGACTTCTGGTCACCATCTTATAGAGCAGCATCGAGTGACCTAACAGTTGCTATCTCCCCACTTGGTTTGGTGGAATTAGCAGACGAAGAGTTTGAAGTACATGGACCACGACTAAACCGTTACTCAGCCGCATGGGCTTGGTACCTTGGTCACCACTGGTCATACCGTCGTGAGATGGGTGAGTCTCAGTTCTACCTTAACTATGTCCGCACAATGTCGGACTACATCACTAACTTCTGTTTTGGTAAGGGCGTCCAGTTCCGTTGTCCAGAGCAAAACTCAGCAATCATTCCTCATCTGCTGGCGCAAGTATGGGAAAACCATAACAACAAGCATTATGTCCTTTGGGAAATGGGGCAACTAGCATCCGTTACTGGTGACTGTTTTGTAAAGATCGCATATGAAGAACCATATGTAGACAGCGTTGGTATCCCTGTTGAGGGTCGTATTCGTGTTATCCCGCTAAACCCAGCGCATTGTTTCCCTGAGTATCACCCACATGACCGTGATCGTTTGCTTCGCTTTAAACTTAAATACCGTTTCTGGGGTACATCTCCTGAAGGAACTCGTCAGGTTTACACCTTCACTGAGATTCTTTCTGACGACATGATTCAACAGTTCATCAATGACGAACTAATTGATCAGTATGACAACGCTTTGGGAACCATCCCTATTGTCCATATCCCTAACACCTCAATTTCTTCTTCTCCTTGGGGTCAGTCAGATATCTGGGACATCATCCCACTTAACCGTGAACTCAACGAAAAGATGGTCGAAGTTTCTGACATCATCAACTACCACGCCGCTCCTGTAACTATTATTACTGGTGCCAAGGCTTCTCAACTAGAGCGTGGACCTAAGAAAGTTTGGGCTGGTCTTCCTAAGGATGCCAGCGTCTTTAACCTTGAGTCCAGTGGAAACATGGC